GTCAAGTTCTTCGTCTGTGAGCTGCATGCCACGGCGTGACATCAGAAATTCGAGCTTTCGTTCTAAACGCTCGATGACATTTCTCTGGCGGACGGATTCATTGCTAGTTGACACGATAGCATTGGCAGAAACCATTGCCGATGATGGTTGTGGCAGTGGCTGAGTCATTGGAATCATCTGGAATGGTGTGAACGAGACCTGCTGATATATTCCGACAACGTTGGTAGTAGTAACATTTGTCGAAAAGTATCCAGGATAGCTGAATCGCAAATAACCAATTGGCAGATTCGTAGCTGTATTTCGCACCTGGAAGACGATTGACATCCCTTCGGCAAGTTTGCCAGCTAATGGTCCCTGGAGAGCAGCAATCATTTGGGCTGATTGAGTACAGTAAACGACAGTATTGCCAGATGTAGAGGCAGTAAGTCTTCCTGTAACTTGAGCAGACCATTGGACGAAGCTCTCTTCAACAACAGGAACTATCGTTGCAGATTGAACATCAACGACTTGAACAACTTGAAATCCGAATTCGTCCAAGCTGACGCGAACGTTACCTCCGTACGGAGAGCCATTGGCAGACGGGTTGCTGATGTACCATGTACCAGTGCTCGTTGTTGAAGCGGACGGGACTGCAGAGATTGAATTGACACCGTTCGTGTTGTAGAAAGTTCCTCCATAGTTAGTAGTTCCTGGAGGAGATCCGATGATGACATTGATTGGCCTGGTTCGATCTGTGTTAGTATCCCCAATTGCTTCAATCTTGTTGTTAGTCCAGCTGTTGAAAAAGCACTGAAGATTGAGAAGCTGATACGCTCGTCCGTACGGTGTTCCATTGCCTCGAACTTGACCATAAAGACCAAGTGAGAGTGTTGGAGTGGTAGCATACGCCCAACTGATGAAACCCGATATCGGAGCGTTAGTGCACGGTTCAGTCTGAGTTATCGACGGTCCTGGAAGGAGAATCTGCCATTCTGAAATATCACTCGGCTGATTGGTGGATGTCGAAAGCGGGACGAGTTCAGCGACTCTGAAACTTGGGTCGCATCTTGAACTAATGGCCCAGTTGACCGAACATGCAGTTCCGTTGGCGTTAACAAGCGGGATGTACACTGCCCAAACGACTGTTCCTCCTGTTGCATCGATGTTGGTTGTGGCGTCAGATGTCCAATGGAAAAGGACGTTTCTGATGTCTTGACCGCTAACTGTGAAATCATCCGCTGTCTTAACATCCACGATAATATTTGGAAAGACAGTGAAATCAGTAACACCAGTAAGGTCTTCGGTCGACAGATTTGGCGGAAGTTGGAAGATAATAATCTTGCCACCGTTATAACTGGTTCCGGCAAAACAAGTCTTCCAGACAAAACCTCCAGTCCAAGCATTGAACAAACGACACACATAAGCAACGTACCCGTTACAGCCAAACGGTGAAATAACGGCTGTAGCAAGAATGGTACCGGCAGCCTGGTTAGAATTCCATGAACCTTGCTGTTGAAGAATGAAACGCTCATACAACACAATCGGTATATTTCCCCCTTCGTGAACATGAGCAACCATATCGCCTTGAGTCTTATCAGGCAACGGTTGAAGAGGAGCACTGATGCCTGGACTGGCACCATCCTTGACCATTGAAGGAGAACCCTTCTCACCAACGACGGCTGGATCTGTGGACATGTTTCGTAGCACTTCTGAAGATTCATTAGCTGTCACACTTGTCGTATCATATGACGCTTGTTGTTCTTCGGAAGCAACATTCCAAACAAGTCTGAAACGGGCTGCATACGTAGGCCATGTTTCGATCTTGATGTTGTATTGTACACAACACTTAACCAAATGTCTTCTAAGATTGTTAAAGAAGACAGGACCATGATTAACAGCTTCTTGCAAAGCTGAATCAATCGTGCTCACAACTGCACATTGATTATAACGAATAGTATCATGATCTGCCCACGCATTATGCCCCTTCTGACATTGAATCCAGTCGAGCATCTTGTGAAAAGATTTCTCAAGCAATGCACCGCAGTATTTTCCAGTAGGTGTTCCATCTGGATAAACGGCTTCGACGAAGTTCCTCTTGAGAAATTCCAACTGTGTGAGATGTTTCCACACAATTTTATCACCACTAAGCTTGTCTGCTGGTGTCAAACGCAGACCAAAAAGTGCACACTCCTCAACGTATCGATCTGGTGTAAAGAAAGGTCTGGCATCTTTGGAGACGGTGATGATAAGATCATCTCCATAGAAAGAGCGAACAACATGCTGATTGTAAGCTTCTAACGTACACATATGTTCCATATTGAGTTTCTTAAAAATACGGATCCATACATAATACGTATAGATATCATTCACGAAAGAATTGACCTGTCCTGTCATTGATTGACCTGAGATATTACCTCCAGGCATTTGAACAACAGTTTCACGGTACAAAACCAACGGTTTGACAAGAGCTGAAAACAAAGTTCGTCTGCACACTTGATCTTCATAAGTGCACTTCGGATCGCAATATTCATAGATTCGATTGAAAATTCTATGAACTCTTTCCATGACGCAAACTGGAACACTGTAATCCCATCCTGAAGCATCAGCATCCCAACCAATGGTCGAAACGCTAGCATGGTAGTAATAAAGATCATTAAAACCATGTGCTATAGGATTAATACCAATCTTCATTGGGATTCTATCATGGATAGCAGACAGCGCACAACATGCAGCATGGAAATATTTACGATCAGCCAAAACCTTGTCAATGGGCGCAGCCCAAAAAGCACGAGTTGCAGGATCAATTCGAACTCGCTTAACAGGTCTAGGTTCATCCTTCAAAGCACCGATATTAACTACAGCTGTACGTTGACCTTTCTTCGAATGACCAATAAGAGCATTAACACCAGCTAAAAGTGCCCGTCCATCATCATTATCTCGGATCTTCCAAATTCCAGCATCCTCATCGAATCCAAAAAATGAACTCTTATTGGCGACACCAGGTCGATGGCGCCAAGGGTATCCAGCAGATGTATCTCGCTGAATAGGATTAGATGTAGGAATATCACTGACACCATTGATAGCTTCCGTCAACGTAAGAACACGGATATTAAAACGTTCTTGGGCGACCTGTAGCGCATACCAATCAGCAAGTTCATCGATAACCTGATCAAGAATAGGTATATCCATTTCAGCTTGTTCATGATTGAAATTTCCAAGCCCTTCTTCATATGGTTGAAACTCAAATGGGAGACGAGGATCGTATTGACTAAGAACGACAGGTTCAAAGACATTGTCACCAGGTAGAGCAAGTGGCGATCTCCAATATCGAGTCTCAAGTGGCTGATGCTGACGATGAACATAGTCCTCTCCTCCTGCATATCCTAGACACAGATAATATCCAAATTCCTCAGGCTCATCATATGGGATAATTTCCTGATGACTGAGTATAAGAATATCAGAAGTATCAGAGATACTCTCATCGCACCTATCGAGAATGTTACATGCATGACTCTGTAACAAATCAAGGTCTTCCTGATAAACGACAGTCCCTAAACCATGCGTTGTACTGGCGGCACTGTGTATCGCAACGATTTTACGCGACACTGATGAATTAAGAACAAGAACGGCAGAACCACAATATCCCTTCTCTGAATTGATTGGACAATACGAAGCTCCGACATAATGGCCATTATAACCTTGACCAAAACGCTTCTCCCCGTCAACTCGTGTTTCAACAACATCTCCAAGGACTAATTGTTGAACATTCACAAATTTATCGGGCATAGTGTAGATAAGAGCACCATACTGTCCACTCAACGCGACATTATCTGACTTCTTACGAAAATGATGACGAATATCTGCATATTGTGGAGCTTGTTTGGCAAGTTCAAAAATAAGAAGATCCCTCTTAGCTTTGATGGTTCTGATGGTAGCTTTGAACACATCTCCTTCGATAGTAAAAACGTCAAAAGCTTCACCTTCCTTCAGTGGATGATCACGAGCAAGAGCAAAGTGAGCACAAGTCACCCCAATATGGCCATGAGTCATCAGACCTCGTAACAAAAGGTTCTTTGATGTACCAATGAAGATAGTGTTCTTAGCCATTCTTGGAATAAGAGAAGATCCTTGACGATCTACTTGAGCCTCACTTATCATTTCTTCGGGTGACAAACCATGACTAACAAGTTCAGTAATACATCTTACATCATCATCACAGGGAAGCTCAACAAGCGGATTACCTTCGACAACTTCTTGAATGACTTTAACACCAGTTGGACCTCGAATAGTAACTCTTGGCGGTGGACGTTGTTGACTCTTAGGATCTGAGCTGGGAGCATTACCAGGCTTAGAAACGCGAGTCAAAGGCTTGATTGATCTAAAACCTTTTCCTTCGGCCTTAAGTTCACTTTCTACATCAGGCTTTGATCGTCTCTTATCAATATAGCTCTTCACAAGACCGTCATAGAGACTTTCCACTGTATAGCAAGTGCATGACCCGCAAGGTTGATGACAAACAGCACAATATTCTCGATTAGTGTTTGTCTTTCTTGCAGATTTAGCAACTCGTTTAGGCGGATCCTCAGGTTCACTATAAGTCCAAGCATGTTTGTTATCATCTTCAAGCTCGCCCTTCTTTTCTGCTTCCTCAACTTCTTCAGCCCATCCTTCATTCTTCATTGGAGGATCTCCTCGACTGACACGTTCGATAGCACCATAAAGTCCGCTCTTCCTGATCTTAGCAGTGTGTACAATTCCAACGATACCACTTCCAACGACTCCTATGATTTTAAGTAGAGCCAAAGAAGTGTCGACACCTAGCGTCATCAAATAACGAAAACGCTCTTCCTTCTGAAAAGATGAAAACACACCTCCTACAATCTCGTCCCGTGTGATATAGCTATGACTCTCATCAAACACAGAAATCTCCAGACAGCCCTCAGATGACCTATCGACATTGATAATACGATCTTCGAAGACAAGACGATAACCAACGTTCTCAGGAATTGTTATCTTCTTTCGATTGACCTCTAGACAAGTCGTATCAAATTCACCACCAAAACACGATGTTATCTGCCGACAAATAGCGTAGATTGTAACCAAATCTCCACCACTAATGCCTTCTTTCGGAGCATTACGAGCAATCTCAACGATCTTAAGAATAGAATAATTCTTATAATCGACCGTCTTAAAAGGTAATACTATCGTAGGGACAATAATTTTTGTCGACAGTGGTAGTGTGTTATCGAATGTTTCAGTGACAATGTCTGCCTTGAGATTATCAATATCGAATTCAGCAGCAAGACGAATTAGAGATGACTTGTAAGTACTTCCATCTCTGCGATCAGGTGGATTCTTAACTTGGATGGTAATCTTACTCTCGTCATAACTAGATGGACCACGTACAATAGCAAGAGCACGATACAGACTTTTATATCTGAAAGTACACTTGATCACTCTTCTCTCAAAAGCAGACAAAATCCTAGATGTTGAACTCCACAAACTTGATAGATCTTCTTGGTTCGAGATAACAATAACCATTGGACTTCTCTTGTCTTCGTAACAATCCCAAACAGCGTCGACAGCTTCGTTGGTTTTAACAGCAGTGAACTCATCAAAGATAAGACATTCTCTTCCTTGTTTGGCAAGAGTAGCACGAATAGTTTGTGCAAATGTAGTCTTTCCAGTGTTTGGATCACCACAAAACCAGAAGGCATGAGTTCCCGTAGCAATAGTGATAGGAGCCATAGCATTATGTAGCTCACTATTAGTAAAAGTTCTACGAGTGCCATGACCATAAGATGGTCTGAAAGAAAGTTCTTTTGGCTGTACAACTTTGGGTGGGTGCTTACGGATGTCAGATGGTTGCATCGCTTTGGTAGCTGTTGCAGTATAGTCAGTAACAGCCTTGATCCACTCAGGACCGAATGCATCGACAGTAGAATCATCATCATCAGAATCATCGTCATCATTCTCGTTGACACACGAATCATAAGTCTCACGATAGTCTTTCTGGACACTAAACAATGAGGCTGCAATAGTTATCGGAGAAATACCTCTAACTAAAATATCATAGCCGCCATCAATTGAGACAATAGGATTATATCTGACAAGAAGTGTATGACTAAAATTCTTCTTATAATGATCTAATGGAACCTTCTCACCTCGGGCACGAATAGTTGTAGCGACTGGATCGTCAACTTTGATAAGTAAATCCCTTCTCCGATCGATAGCTTCACAATTTGATAATCCATCAGCACCTTTTAAACCGGAATGATTACTACAAATGATGATATACTTTGAAGTAAACGCCTGACCTTTCTCTTCAACTGCAGCCATTTGAACTTGATATGGATTACAACTCTTAGCGGGTATGAACTCTTTCACGTCATATGCCTCAGTTGCAGATGCAAAGTCATCATATACAAGTACATCGTGACCACAATATCCAGACCAATACGGTTCACTAGCATTCCTGCAATAAACAGTAAGATCTCTACCATGCAATTTTGATAGCTGACTGACAATGTGAGTGACAAGCCTTGACTTTCCAACACCTGGTGGACCAAACAACCACAAACACGCTGGCTCTTGACGGATAGTGACAGAAGCTGTTAAATTAGCCCAACGAGCTTTCACACGACTCTGAATCTCAAACAAGTTCTTAACAGCGATATGAGTGTTCTGCATCGGTAACTTTGTGAGCGAGATAGTATGCCACAAATCAGTAACGTTCGCAAACTCCTTATTGAGCTCAACCATTGTACCATCGACAAGCATGGACGCGCCGTCTTCATTAATTCGTCTATCAAATTCTTCGAATTTAACAGTCAAATTCTTGATACGATCAGTAAGAACACTCTTCTCGTCAGCTTTACCAAGAACAGTATCGACAACAACTCCTGCAACTTTATTCAAATCAAGGACAGAATGGACGATGATATTCGCATTCTTGCAGTTGTTGGCGCATGCTGTAACAAGCGATGACACCGGTTTGAGAGGAGACATAACACCTAAACATGATGCAGCAATTCCACAAATTGGAACTAATACTCCAAGGACAGTCTTTAAATGGTTGTCAGCTGTCGGTACTTCGACCTTGGGCTTGGAGTCGTCGTTAGCATGGCTGTGTAAACTGCCACTATGTTCAGACGATGATGATGATGAAGATTCACTATTCTTAAATTCGCCAGTAGTGAAATTGATAGATTCGAGCAAACCCTTGATGTTATGGGTGAGCACTTGAAAAAGATCTTGCGCATTCTGGGCCCAATTTTGCCAAAATAGACCATAGGACTCAGCTAAAGCAATAACAGCTGAAAGCCTCTCAGAATGAGATGTAGAAGCAAGAATCTTCTGAATAAAAGAGAAGACGTTGGCTAGCTTAATGACACCCATAAATGAGTTCATATTGGTAAGTGGACTAGCATAGGCAGTTCCATCAGTTTGTAAGGAACTTTTCAAAGGATGACCAGTTGGGAAACGAAAACCAATACTATACATGAAATCCACTAGCTTATCATGGCTCTCAACTTCGCTAGAAGCTTTACTTGATGC